CGGCGGCTTCCGACTCAACGCCTCGAAGATCTACATCACCCTGGGTCCGGTCTGCGACTTCGCCCTGGTCTTCGCCACCACCGACCCCGAGTGGTTCGACGCAGCCCTCAACGCCGAGGAGCAGTTTAAGTACCGCCCGTCTGGTGCTGTGGTTCTTGGTTTTGACCCGGCGGACACCGGCCCCGACCCCGCTGGTTTGGCGATACGCCACGGGGCGAAGGTCCTTGAGCTTGGGCTCAAGCACGACGGGGACGTTGGCGACGCGCTGGACTGGTCGCTTGACCACCTTGATCGCTTCCACTGCTCGGACTACGTCTACGATCAGGACGGTCTGGGGCTGGGCATCGCGAGGGAGGTTCAGAGGTCCCTTGAGCCGCGCAACATTCGCTACACGGGCTTTCGCGGTGGCTCTACGCCGGAGAATCCCAGCGCGATGCACGACGGGCACCGGACAAACCGCGACGCGTTCGCAAACAGGAGGTGTCAGGCGTACTGGAGCCTTCGGGAGCGATTCTGGAAAACGTATCAGGCGACTCAGGGCGAGTTTGTTGATCCCGATGAGCTGATCTTTTTGCCGAAGGACCACCCGCTGATTGGGCAGCTACGCAGCGAGATATGCCGAATACCGGTCATACCGCACCCGGCGGGCAAGATTGCTCTTATGAGCAAGGTGAACATGAAGAAGCCGCCGTACAACCTGCCGTCCCCGAACTTGGCCGACGCGCTGGCCTACGCTTTCGCGATTTCTGACGATCTGGACTACACGTCCTGGTCGAAACCCATCGAGTACCAGCCAACAGTGGACAACTACATTTAATGATGGACGAAACTGAAATTCTGGCGGCCATTTCAGAGGAAATGTCGCACTGCCAGCTCTCAAATGAGTGGCTGGACAAGAAAAGGACGGCAGAGGCCTACTACGCGGGCGACCTGCCGCGCCCCCCTGAGACAAAAGGCCGCTCTGGCGTCGTTTCCACCGACGTCGCGGACTCGGTCGAGTGGATTATGCCCCCGATCATCGAGTCGCTGAGTGGCAAGAGCGTTAAATTCCGCCCGATGAGCGCCCAAGACGAGGCCCAGGCCGATCTGGAGACGCAATTTACCCATTTCGTGTTCTCTGAGGACAACGAGGGCTATATGGCCCTCTATTCAGCCGCCAAGGACGCCCTGATGTGCGGCGCGGGCGTCATGAAGGTGTGCTACGACGACACACCCGAGCGAATCGTGGAGCACTACAACGGCCTGCAGGAGCCACAGCTTCAGGCACTGCTGGGCGACCCCATGGTTGAGGTTACGGAGATAGAGAGGTCTGAGACAGAGGGCACAAGTGTCACAGCGGCACGTATTATCAAGCAGGGCAGGGTCGTCGTCGAGGCTGTCCCCCCTGAAGAATTTCGCGTTTGCGATGACCATCGCGGGGGTGATCTCAAAGACGCCCGGTTTGTGGCTCACACACGACGCCGGACCGCTTCGGAACTTCTGGCCGAGGGGTATGACCCAGACGCCATCGAGGAGGCCCAAGACTACCATCTCGATCGAGAGTCTAACCCCTACAGCTACGTAGACCCCCACAACGACGACAGCCAGAAGCTGCTCGCCGTGACCGAGGCCTACATGCAGATGGACATCAACGAGGATGGCATCGCGGAGCTGGTGAAGGTCGTCTGCCTGGGCGAGTCAGACCCCAGCGTGATCCTAGATCTGGAGGAGGTCCCCGCCATACCGTTCGTTTCGGTGCAGGCGATCCCCAAGCCCTACTCACCTTTCGGCGTATCGGTGTTCGAGCGCGTGCGACAGATTCAGGACCTCAAGACCGCGATCCTGCGATCCACTATGGACTCCTATTACCAGTCCACGAACAAGATGAAGGTCGTTCAGGAGGGGCAGGTGAATCTGGATGATTTGCTGACCTCGCGACCCGGACAGATTATCAGGGCCAAGGGCCACAACGCCGTGACAGAGATCGGCGGGCTGCCCATTGGTCAGGAGGCGTTCCAGCTACTGCAGTTCGCAGACGAGCAGAAGCGCTCACGTACAGGTGTGTCTGCCGACTCGGCGATGCACAACCAGTTGGTCTCGAATGAGTCCGCTCACGCGGTTGAGCGAGTTATGTCGGCCTCTGAGATGCTTGTCGGCTTGATTGTCAGAAACATCGCAGAGACGGGTATCCGCCCGGTGTACCGGCTCATTCGGGACAACCTTGTCCGCTACCACAACGGCACCGTGCCGTTTCGCTTCAAGGGCCAGTGGATCAACGTCGATCCCAGCCAGTGGGGTGACCGTAGCCGAATGATCGTGACCGTCGGCGCCGGCGCCTCCGAGGAGCAGCAGAAGATGGGCGCCCTCCAGCAGGTGTTCGCGATCCAGAAGGAGATGGTGGCGACCGACCCCATGCAGGCGATGGTCAGCCCCAAGCAGATGTACAGCACGCTGTCCGACTTTATCGAGCTGAACGGCTTGGGCGACAGCGACCAGTTCTTCCTCGACCCAGAGTCACCAGAGGGCCAGCAGATGGCCCAGATGAAGCAACAGCAGGCGCAGCAGAACCAGCAGCAGATGATGCAGGAGCAGCAGACGCAGTTGCAGATGCAGCAGACCGCGCTGGACGCACAGCAGAAGGTGGCGCAGGCCGAGCAGGTGAAGGCGCAGGCGACGATGCAGAACGGCCAGATGAAGGCGCAGATCGACGCAATGAAGGCCGCGCACGCTCAAGAGATCGAGCAAATGAAGGCCCAGATCGCCGCCGCGAAGGAGGCTGGCAACCAGCGGTTCAACATACAGAAGCTCCAGACGGACGCGGCACTGAAGCTGACCGAGCTGGAGATTAATGCAAAAAGGGATCTCAACAAGGACGTAGCTGATAACCAAGGAGCGGTGAATGGATCAGGTGGACCTACAGAAAGAGGCACGGCGGGGGAGAGCAGCGCGGGCTGAACTCGCCCTCGTTAAAGAACACTTAGAGGAGCAGAAGCAGAAGCTGTTCGGTCAGTTCTGTAACCCGCTCCACGAGGAGGAAGTTTATGTAATCCGGGAAGAAGCCAAGGCCTTGCAGAAGGTCGAGGACTTCCTTAACGAGCTGGTCACCACGGGTGAGCTGGCAGAAAAAACCAATGAAGGAGTTAACGAGTGATGAGCGATTCTATCCAGCACGAAGGGGAGCGCGGCAACACCGTAGATCAGGTGGCGGATCTGTTAATGGCAGACGAGCCAACTGTAGATGAGGACATCAAGAAAGAGGAGGCAGTACACCGCCCCAATGACGATGACCTCGTAGATGATAGTGAAGAGTCAGAAGTTGTAGAGGCGCAAGAGTCTGATGACGACGTTGAATACGACGACGAAACAGACGACTCCAATGAGCTAGAGACCGACGACGACGATCAACTCGCAGCCTTGGCTGCTGAGCTTGGGTTGGACAGTGACAAGCTGGTCCTCAATGAGGACGGCGAGATCCTGATTAACCTCAAGGTCAACGGCAAGACCGAGCAGGTCGATTTGAAAGAAGCGATTGCGGGGACGCAGTTCAGCAAGGCCAACGATGAGAAGGCCCGGACGCTGGCTGAGGAACGCAAGACCTTCGAGTCAGAGAGGCACCAAGTTGCGGAGGCGTACCAGCAGCAGTTGAAGCAGGTACAGGGCCTCGGTGAGATGCTTCAGAACAAGCTAACTCAGGATTTCCAGTCTATCGACTGGGATCGTTTACGGGTCACAGACCCCGCTGAGTGGGCGGCCAAGCAGCAAGAGTTTGCACAGCGCAATCAGGAGTTGCAACAGGCCGGTCAGATGTTGGGCCAGCAGATGAAGGCACAGCAGGAACAGCAGGCACAGGTTGAGGCGCAGGAGCGGCAGCAGATCCTGCAGCACGAGCGCCAGTTGATGATAGACAGCAACCCTAGCTGGGCAGACGAGGCCAAGATGAAAAACGATCTCTCGGAGATCGTTGAGTACGCGCAGGCTAGCGGATTCTCGGACGAGGAGTTGCAGGACGTCATCTACAGCCGACACGTCAATGTTCTGAAAAAAGCCATGCTCTACGACAAGGGTAAAACTGTCGCGAAGAACAAGGTGAAGCAAGCTCCCAGGATGCAACGGGCCTCCAATGGTCGCTTTTTCAAATAGAAGGGTGGCAAAGTTCCAAAACTAATAGCGCGAGCCCAGTAAGCCAAAGGCGCAAACAAAAGGGAGGCGCAGGCGGACGCGGTGGCAGCTCTACTCATGGGAGAGTAAAAAATGTCAGCAGCAAACATTGACAGCTTCGACTTAAAGTCGATTGCAAAGGGAGGCGTCATCAATGAGGACGTCATGCAGAAGATCTTCGACATCTCGAAGATTCCCCTGCCTTTC